GGCTGTGCTAAACGAGCATCTTCTGCACTGATAAATGAAGCATAAGAATTTTTATAGTAGTTGCTATTTTCATACAGTGCTTGAAAATTTGCAGCCGATAGCGCCGCTCCAGTAGCACCTAATGCTTGATTAAATGCGGCTTTAAGTTCAGGATTGGCATCAATGATTGCTGCTTCAGAAGCATACTGAGTACGAAACTTTTGATAGGTGTCTTGGTTAGGGCCTTGTGGTCCAGAAGAAGGCGTGGCAGAACCAAGCACTTTTCCTGTAGAATCTACCCAGTTACCATTTGCAATTCCAACAGCACCTTTAGGCATTGTTGATATGGCAGGGGCTACTGATGTTCCAAGAATTCTTCCATTGGCATCAACGTAATTTCCAGCAGTATCTACACCAACAGTTCCTTTTGGAGCGGTTTTAGAATATAAAACTTTATTTGGTGTGGTTTGCCCATTGCCATTGCCAGAACCTTGACTGCTTTGACCATTAGAAGTTTGCTTTCCAGTTCCTTTATTATCGCCTGTAGTGGTGGTTGTTGCACCTGCTTCTACTTGCTTAACACCCTTAATTGTTTTGCCAGAAAAATCAACGCTAGTGGTGCCATTTTCAGCAGTAGGTGTAGTTTTCTTTTTAGCATCTGCAATAGCATTATCAATATTTGAAGTATCTGCTTTTGGGTCTTTGTCAAGAAGGCGTTGTTTATCTTGTTGAAGTTGAGTTATTTTATCGGTAGCAGTCTTAACTTCTTTTTGAGTTTTCTTTTCTTGTGTTGCAGTACCCTCGGCTGTTTTTGCAGTTTGAATAGCAGCATCAATTTGTTGAATCTTTGCATTTGCTTCATCGTAAGCCGCTTTAGCCGCTTGATATTCTGGGGTACCAACATCGTGTTGGTCCATAAGGGCAGAATGGTTTTGCTTAATTTCTTCCCAAATGCCTTTTTGGTCAAGCAAGGTAGCAGAGTTTGCTGCTGGAATTTTTACTGAAGGTTTTTTCTTTGGTGCTGTTGCAGCATCGTATGCAGCCTGAGCAGCATTCAAATCATTGACAGCGCTATCACTTGTTACTTTAATTTGAGCATAGTTTTCAGCATATGAAGGTGTATTTTGGTAAGCCTTTGTTGCAGCATCAGCCTTGGCTTTTGCAGCATCAAGCGCTGCTTTCAGTGAGGCTAAATCAGCCATTAAAGCCTCCCGCATATTTGTTGTTTGATTGTTTCATTGCATCAAAATATGTTGTTGCCGCTTGGTACACACGAGCATCTGCAGTACCACGAATAAGGTTTCCAATAAAGTCTTGAGCGTTTACCCCAGTTGAAAGGTCAGTACCAGTAGTAGCACCTTTTTTGCCAGTACTTGCTCCACTTTGTTGATATGAAGTAGAGGTGCTTGAAAGTCCTTGATTGGCTCGCTGAGCAGACAATAACTCTGCTCCATATTGTTGTATTTCTTGTGCAGTGGCAGCGCGACCAACAAGATTAAGCATTGTGCTATTTACAATTGATGCAATATCTGGTTGAGATGTTTGCGTTAATTGGTAAACGTTATAAGAAGAAGGTGTATAGTATGGAGATGTAGCATTGTCTCCACTAAGTCCTGCTTTAATAGCGGCTGCGTCAGCGGCTGCTTTTGCTTTAGCAGCAGCGGCTTTATCGGCAGCGCTTTGCACTGGAGTTTTTGTTGCCATTACTTCACCCTCTTAAATACGCTATTGATTACGTTTGTCAAGTTTGGTTGTTCTGCTTCCAATGAAGTCAAATATGTAAACCAGTTGTTTTGAATTATTGAATAACCTGGCAAGTTTCTAGTAACTCCACCAGCGGTAACTTGATTATTCAAAAGCAATTGATGATAAGTTTCATATACATCAAGAAGTTGACGAATTCCATCTGATTGAGGGCCAGTTAAAACACCAGCCTTATCCATAGTCTTAAACTCGGTTACAACTTTTTCTGCAGTGTTTTTGCGTGCAGGGTTTGTATAATCTGCATACCAAGTTGGGTTATCTGCGCCTATAGTTTGAGCGTAGTTATTCCAGTTGGTTGTGTAAATCATTGCAGAGCGACGGTCATTATTTTTACGTGCTTGTTGCATTAACTCTTGATAAACATTATATGTTGGTGCTACGTCTGCCCAACCCTTAGCAATATAAATTGAATCCATAAACTCTTGTGGAGTTTCTTTGGAACGCAATTGCTTAGTAAGTAGATAATTTTCTACCTTAAGGGCGTCTGCCCCAGCCTTTGTTTGTGGAATAAGATAAGCGGCACCATATTGATATTTATTTATCAAATTGCCGTTTGAGTTTAACCACTTCATTGTTTGGTCATTTAGTGGTAAATCTGCGCCTGAGGTTCCAGTTTGAGTGGTATAAGCCGTATATGAAACAGCCTTTGAACCGTGTTCGGCAGTAAAAGCAGCAGATGCTTCAGCCAATGTATAAGGCTTACCAGTATCTGGATTAACCTTATTCATATAATCAAGAAATTCAGAACGCAATGTTTGCATATTCTTGTTGTAATAATCATTGCTTACTGTTGGGGACAGTGGCAAGAAAAATGACAAAATGCCCTTCATGAACAAGTTTGTGCGTGCGTTAGCATCAATCTTATCCAAATATTGTTGTTGAACTGAAGCAGGCAAAGAAGCGTAATTGTCTGGCAAATCACCGTGGTAATATGCAGAAGCCATCGCTGAAAGGATGGCATTGTGCACCATACTTTCTTTTTCGTTCATTGTCATTGCGTTGTATAAATCACGCATTGCAGAGTTGGGAAGCAAAGCATTTATTAAAGTAGTACCAGGATATCCACCAGTGGCGGCATTGATAATTTGGTCAGACCAAGGAAAATGATTTTTCATTACCTGAAGAGGAATCGTGGCAAATGGGTTAAGGCCAGGCATTTTTGCTTCTGGTAGTACTGAAGCCAAAGAACTAACGTTACCAGTTACGGATTCAGGCAATCCAGTAAATTGCTTAAAACCTAATGCACTTGCAGCACGAACGGCAGCATTGCCAAACTCGCCAATTAGTGGATAAACAATATATTTGTTTCCACTTGAATCGGTATGAATAAAACCAGGGTTGTTAATGCCGTGGTTAATCATTTGAAAATCACGAAACGCTTGTGGAGCCTGGTATGCAAGGCGTCCATAACGCTTAATAGCCTGCTCTTGAGCAAAGTAGAAAGGCAAGAAGTTACGAGATAGCATAGCAAACTGAGAGCGAAGCGCAGGGTTGTGAATCAAAGGAATCATATTAATGACTGCTTTTTGACCAGAAAGTCGCAACGCTTCTGCTTGGCTAATAGCACCGCTATCAAGCATTGGCTTAAAACTGCGGTAATTTTCGTATAGATAATGGCCAAATATTGGCTCACGAGAAATGCTATCCATTACGGGATTAATAAACTTGCGATATCCAATTTGAGTAATACGCTCAATTGGGTTATCCATAACATTGCGTGGCTCTTTACCAAGTACCTTAACAGGGCTTGAAATAGGTGGGATAGCCTTTAGGTCTGTTGCATAAGTTTGCTTTTTATCAGCAATATTTTGGATAAGGTTTTCGTGAATAGTTCCATCTTTACCTTGCACCAAACCAGCAAATGCTTTTACCTGTGCATTTGAAAACGAATCCGCTTTACCGCTACGCAAACCAACCATATCATCGCGTAATTCTTTGTATTTTTCTGGGTCAGCAATACGCGCTTCGTGAAGTTTTTGGATTTGATTCCACTTGTCTTCATTTGATAAGGCTTGAAAGTTTTTTGTCTTTGATAGACGCAAGTAGTCATTGGCTATATCACGAGCCATTTCTTCATTGCGTAACTTGGAAAGGTTTTGTGCCCAGTATGCGTGGTAGTTTGAATCTTTGCCAGTTAAGCCAACGATATCTTCCATACCAGTAGCGCCGTGGCCGTGTTGTTCTACAAATTGACTAGCGCGTTCTGCAGCATTAAGCGAGTAATGTGCAAAGTGGTCGGAGGCTACACCAGCAGGAATGGACATACCGTGCATTTGAATAAGCCAGTTAGTCAAGACGTTCATTTTTTCTTCTGCTACGTAAGGAGCAATTTTGCTCGCAACCCAGCCTTTAGGCTTAATGAGTTGACGTGCTTCAGCAATACGCTTGACCAGCGGGTCTTTATCTGCCGATTCTTGAAGTTTATTATAGGTTGCATCTTTTTCAGCAACATCTTTAGTAACAGCGTTTTCTTTTACTGGCTTACCGGTTAAAGCACCTTCGTGGTCCTCAGGCGTTGTCATTTGAGCAAGGTGGTTAGCCATTGCTTCACGCTCTTCAACGGACATATTGAGATACTTGTACTTGGCTGCATTCATAGCAATTTTGTCTTGCAAGTATCCACCAAGTCCATTACGGATAACTTGATGAAGTGCTTCTGAGCCAGCAACACGCAAACCAAAACCCGTTGTAAACAAAGTCATTGGTGCAAAGATTTTTTCTGTGTAATAAGTAAAGAAATCATCAATTTTGCTGTTGTACATTAGGCTGTGGGTAGTAGCCTGACGCATAGCCTTGCGTAATTCCTTAAAGTTAATAAAAGCATTACCACCACGTTGGTAGCCCCACAAGGCTGCTTCGGTTGGGTCAACTGCAGTGCTTAGGCTAGTATCTGGATGGTTAGATGGTTTTACCTCAAAGGTTCCAAGAGCATTACCTTGAGTGTCGTGTCCACCAACAAAATCTGAACGCTTGCCACCTGTAGTTGCACGTTGAGCGTGAGACATAACATTTTTAACAATGTTTTCATCATCAGGCAATCCAGCAGCCTTCATAACCTCTTTAACGCCTTGAGCGTAAAGTTCTTGCTTGTCAGCAAGTTTAGGCGCAGCCATAATTGCAGATGCTTTTTCTAACGCAACATCACGAGGCATTGCATAATAAAACATATTGTAAAGAGCGGTACCAACGTTGTGGTCAGTCCACTTAAAGTTTTGGCCTGATTGTTCAAGAAGAGTCTTGTTGATTGTTAAAGATTTGTAGCCAGTAAATGTACGGACTTTACCCGCGAGGGCATTCCAGCCATTCCAACCATCTGCACCCTTGGTGTATAACCCACCCCATTGTGCTTTCATTACTGGCACTTGAGCACCAGTTTTAACATCAGTCTTAAATACTTGCTCGCCGTTTTTGTCAAGAACAGGCATAGCCTTTGGTAACAATAAATTGCGTTCTTGGGAGATAGATACATCTCCAGCCTTTTTAAGAATTGTGTCAGCGGCGCCAGAAGCAATTGCACGACCAAGAGTACGAGTAGGTAAAGAAAGAGCAGTGCTTGCTACAGCCTTTTCATCCATTTCACCAGAGTAGATAGACTTAGCAAATACAGATGCAACATCGCGGCCTGTTTGAGCCTTTGAAAGTTTGTCAATTAATTCGGGAGTAAACTGAATACCAGGATATGTTTTTTCAACATTAACCGCAAAAGTTTCTGGATTTTTTGCCATATCAGCAATATTGTCCATAGCGCGCTTAACAGGATTAAGTGCAGCATTAAAACGTCCTGCTATACCGCCTGCATCATAGGCATTCATAACCATATCGCTGGTTAATGGTTTGCCAGATACGCTCATTAAAAACTTGGTTACAGCAGGTGAATTTTTGGCCAAAGGAATTGTAGGAACAATAATTGGTTTATTGTTAGCATCAAGAAGGGTATTGCCTTTTGAATCTTTAGCGTAATCAATGTATTTGCCAGCCTTTAAAGCACCAGCAATTTTACCTGCACCCGCAATTGGGTCTGCGGAAAAATCAAAAACTGTGTCAGTAGCACCTGATACAAATTGACCAATACCGTGGTCAGTATCTCTAAGTGTGCTTAAACCAGGTATGTTTGATAATCCATTGGCTAAATCTCTACCAATTGAAACTTTGTAATTTGGGTCAATTGATTTTTTATATGAATTTTGATAAGCGGGAAGAAGTTGACCGCCAATATTGCGTTCTAAAGAAGCGGCTGCGCCTGCTCCTAAAGCAATACCTTCAGGCCCAAGTAATGCACCAATAGATGCTCCACCAGCAACTCCAAGAGTTGCTAATAAGCCTTGTGCAAAACCGTGGTCTGTATATACAGAATGAATAAATTTATAGTCGCTTTGAATTTCTTGCAATGGCTTTGCAGCCCACTTTGCAACTGTTCCAAGAATAGGCGTAGCGGTAATTGCCTTACCTACTTCGCCAAGGGCTGATTGCCACCAAGACTTTGAAGCATATTGCTGGATATGATTATCAACAGCAGCAGCGTGTGCAGTTACGTGTACGGTTGAAGCAATTGTGCCAGGTGCATCTGGGTTACCAGATTGAATAGCAGCAGCCATCTCTTTAGGTGCTTTTTGTGTAGCATCTGGATAACTTTTAACTGCATCATTTGCGCTTTGAACCGTAGCGCCAGATGAAGGTGGTAAAGGTTGGTTAATTGACAATTACTGCCCCAATACTGACGCAAGACTCCGTAATTCAGGTGAGGCATCTGGATGTGCAGCGAGTGATTGAACAACCTGTTTGGCTGATGTTCCACCCATTTGCTGTCCTGGCATAATGCCAAGAGCCTCTGGACCTGGGCCAGCGCCGAGGGGAGAGCCAGCAGTTACTGGTTCGTCTGGACGTTGAGTTGGCGCAAGGAGTGGTGTTACTTGTTGTGAAGGCAAGGCTGGTCCTTGTTGACCGCCTCGTGATGCTGCTTGTGTAATAGCAGCCTTAGAAGGTGCAGGTGTATTTGGTGTTTGCGACATTGGTGCAGAAGCCTGCATATCCATTAATTGTTGCGCGTCACCATACGCTGGCATATTTGATACGTAGCGTATTGCTTGCTTTGATGCTGGTCCGCCATCGGTTCGTCGGGACATTGCCCCAGGGCCTGATGATAATGCTGGCTTTTCTGCCTGTGGCATATCTTATTCTCCCTCTTGTAGTGTCTCAATGGTTCGGGCTGCATACTCGTGGAACGATTCTTTGTCATCCACGAAACTTGCTTGGTGTTCCAGCATATGTGTTAACGTATTAAATGCTGCACCAAAAACTAAAAATATTTCTGAAGTTGTATCTGTGAGCAGAGAAAGATAATCCCACTTGCTTACGCGTGTAGGTACCCTGCTCTGCTCATTAGACATAAAATTACTTCATTGGCTTTCCAGCAGTTGTACCAGTTCCCTTGGTACCTGAAGGCTGCTTTGAGTAAAGAACATTTGATGAACCTGTTCCTACTGGTCCTGACTTCTTTTGAATTGAAGTCTTTTGTGTTGTTGCATCTGATGAAGAGTGTCCACCTTGGTTCTTTGGTGAAGGCACCTTGCTTGTCAATGATGATTTCATTGTTGCCATTTGTTATTCTCCTATAGGATTTGTTGGGCGCCAGAAACGTTAGGCTGGCGACCTTCTGGAAACTGACGCAGCGAGTTGCGGCGCTCCAGAAGACGATAGACCTGCTAATAGATTCTGAATTGCAGAACCTTGAGGTTGACCACCTTGAGGTGGCATTGCTCCGCCTTGAGGCGCGTTAATAGACTCCCCAGTAGGAGCCTGACCTGGGGCACCTGCCTCACCAGCGGCTGCGACTTCTGGGGAAACTTGAGGAGCAAAAGCAGCAGCAACAACATCTTCAATATTGTCGCCAGCCATACGGCCTTTAATCGCTGCAGCAATTGAGTTGATAATCTTTGATGGGTCTTGGCCTTGTGCGGCCAATGATGGAATTGCGTTAGCATAAGACGCAACTGCAGTAAGAAGTGAATCACGAAGATTCTCAACTTCAACTGCTTCTTCTTCCATTGATACGTTCATTTCCCAAGGCATTTGACGGCGTAGGAAATCACGTGAGATTAACTTATCGCCACGTGCTTGAAGTCCAAAGATAAGAGCGCGGTTTGGGTCTAGCCCAGCCATCATTCCATAGGTAACATCACACCAGTAATCGCCTTGAATATCTTTCTTTGGAGTGTAGGTAATTTCGTAAGGAGCACCAGCGTTAACGCCGCGTACTTCTTTCTCAACATCACCAAATAGTTTTTCATCCATCTTAAAGCATAGACGAATAACGTGACGAAATGATTCAGAAAAAATTGCTTGTGCTGTCTTTACTTGTGTGTCAAAACCGCCCATAAGGGCTTCTACACCACGGCCAGTTACAATAGAACCTGATTGTTGTCCTAGTCGGCCTTGTGGGTAACGTGAGCCTACACGTAGTTCTTGGTCAAGAGCAGCAGCCTCTTGGAAAATTCCGTTAGGAATATCTAAACCAACGCGACGAATCTTTTCTGGGTTAGCAGAACGGATTGTTGCGTCTGGTCCAATTTCAAGTACGTTAACATCAGAAGGCAAAGCAAATGGTGCTTGTACTGACTTCTGTGCTGCTTCTAGTTGTAGCGTAGCAAAGCGAGCGCGTGCAACCTGCAACCACATAATATCATCAAATTGACCACGTTGGTGCTCATCTGAATCAATGCCTGGGCGTACAGCAATTACAACTGGTAGTTCGTCAAGGAAATTCTTAACGCGGTCAAGAACAAGGTTCTTGCGCTCAGGGATAAACAGAATTGTTTCTTCTTTGTCTGAGTAGCGAAAGACTTCAATATTGCGCTCAGAATTACGTGACTCGTAAGGGCCACGGATTTCTGGTTCTAATTCTGGAAAGTCGTTGCAAAGTTCGCGTACTGTCTTTTGGTAGCGACGGCTGTAGGAAAGCAGACGGCCAAACCTATCCCATTCAGGATATGAACCAATTGGATTATCAATACGAATCATTGGGCGATTGTTTTCAAAGTCTGGCTCAATGATAAATGCCAACATACCAAAGGTCAGGTAGCGGTCAGCACCTGTGTACATTTGGGTTTGTAGATTACAAGAGTCACGATAGCCAGAGGCAATCATTGTACGCTTATCAGCACGCTTCTTAGCGCGGTCTGAGATAGCGTCAGTTGTATCGCAGTTAAATGCTGGTAGTGGGGCGATAACTTCGGCTACGTCGCGTGCAGCGATATCAATGAAGTTAGCCACCATTGGCTTAGGAAAGTCTGATGAGAATAGTTCAGGAAAAACTTGTTGGATGTTGCCTTGGCGAATTGAAAGCAGGTCAGCCCAGCGAGCATCACGAAGATGGTAGTGGTCACGCAGTTTGCGGACCTTAATACCTAACTCATCTATATCCATTGCCATACCAGGTTCCTCCATTTACGGCCATCTCCTCTTGGAGTTTGGCGTATTCTTCTAAATTAACGACTCGGCGTTTTGCGATTTGTCCTTTTGTTGCAAAGGGATTTTTTACAAAAGAACCGCCATAGACGCCCAATTGATTTATGTAGTCACGCATTTGTGTCTCAGCAAACCATAGAGCCATTGGTCCGTCTTGCTTACTTTTAGTGCCAGCAGACCAAGTTATCAACTGTTCAATAAGAGCCTTGATGTGTTCATTATCTGAACGAGGAAACTCAATGATGTTAGAGCCTTTAATATGCTTGCCTTGAGAATCTGTAGTGCCAAATAGTGGAGCCATTGAAGCCACACCAAACTCAGCATCCATCTTGTTTGAACCAGTGTAGTGTTGAACTAACCTGATGCCACGTGTTGCTAAAAACTTGTTGATTTGCTCGTCTTGGGTTAAGAACAACTGAAAGGCGTTCTTTTCAATTACCCAGACTTTAGGCTTGTACTTCTCGGTCCAACTAAAGATAAGTTCACGAATCATCTGCGGGGTAGGTGCAGGCATTCTTGATGCCTCTAGCAAGTACCGCTTCTGGGTTGTTCTATCTCCAGCCAAGACAACTGAGAAAGTATCACCTGACATAGCGGGGTCCATAGAACAAACTATGTACTGGTCATTGAGCGTAGCAGGGTGGCCATTAAGGCCAGGTGTTAATGGACCAATAGGTCTCATACCACTTACAGAGCCACGTACACACTCAGGAGCAAAGATGGCAGTAGATTCAACATCTTGCTGTTGATAGACCATTGCCCAAGTCTTTGGGTCTAAAACACCACGACGCTTCTTTAGGTTAGCGCCATCCCAGCGAGGATATAAACCATCTTTGTCGGCCTCAGCGTCATCACCAGTCCAAGGACGGTCAGATTTAGGCCAGAGGGTTTGCCAGTCTTTGGCATCATCTGCAAATTCTAAAACCGCTGGCATGGCCAAGTAAGTCCAAGGAGATACCCCATCAGGGTAGCGGTCTGGATTACGCATCTCGCGGTACATATCAATCGGGTCTACGCGAGTACCTACGACAAGAATCTTGCCAGTAGGTCCTACACGAGTTAGGACTTCCTGTTGAATCCAGCGAATCTGCTTTTCGTACTCGTTAGAGTTTGAGAGAGTAACGCAGTCATCCAGGATGATAAGGTCGGCACGAGCACCGTAAATCTGACCACCGATACCAAGTGCTTGGAGAGTAGGGTCTTTTTCCCCAGACTCACGTTCAAGGTAAATTGCGTCCTGTGTCCACTTTTCAGCGGTGGCTTTGTAGCCTTCCACTGGAGCGTAGCGACGTTGCAGTTCTACCCACTGCGGGGAGGTCAAGCGTTGCTTGACGGCGTAAAGGAATTCCTTGGCCATCTGCTGGGTCTTAGACACCAACTTAATACGGACGTTAGGGTCAGTAACAATACGATAGGTAACGTAGTCAATAGAGACTGTCATACTTTTCGCGTGCTCTGGTGGCATATTGCAGAGCACGTAATTTTTAAAGCCCTGCTCGTAAATCATATTTGGATGGAGCCAGGCTGGCTCACCATCTTCCAGCAATGAGATGATATTGCGCTGGTGTGGAAAAGTTTGGGATGAGAGGTACTTCATTCTGAAATCTTCAAATGAAATATTCTTGTCGTCTTCTGCGACGACGCCTTTGCGCTTTTGAAGAACGCGAGCCAGGTCTATGGCTTCTTTGAATTGTGGGTCTGAGGCGCGATAGTACTCATAGGACTTTACTGACTTGCCAACGGCGCGGCAAGCGTCCTCTACAGTTACCCCATCTTCAATTAGCGCGATAAGGCGCTTCTTTGCATCTGGGGCTGATAAGGATGCACCTGGGGCCAGTTTGTAGGCATTGTTTTTTGGTTTAGCCATAAACCTATTTCTCCTACCGCGAAGCGTGTGCCTATGGGCCACGCTTTGGTTGTATTTGGGGGGCGCCCCTGGCGCCTAACCAACTGGGAGGAAGGCGACCCTAAGGAGCATTCCGACCTAACGAATAGTTCGTCTCGTCGCATCTTCCGCTGTGAGGCTCCAGATGCTTAGAGCCGAACTAGACGGACGTATTTTATTTTATCCCCTATATATATTAAGGCGGGATAAATAGGTTTCATCCCGCTTTTTGGTGTGTGATGTTAGTCACACGCTCTATAGTCAGTATTTTACGCCTATTTTAGAAAAAAGAATTTTTTGTGGGGGCCTATATTTAGAAAAAATATTGTGGTGGATAATACTACATAACACCTTATAGTGTTAAAAACCCCCGGGTTGTCGACTTGCCGATTTGTCGACTTGTCGACTTTTCCACGCATGAGCGAGCAGTAACCGCGTCCGGAGTCGGACGAATTGTCCGCATATTGAGACGATTAGTCTTACATAATAGGACTAAATAGGGCGTAATCTAGTGCTAATCGGGTGTGTTTGGTAGGTTAAGAGGCGTGTTCGGGATTACTGTCACCCAAGCGCATTAGTGGCCTTGAATAAAGAATCCGCCCCCTAGCCATATAAGGCAGCCCTGGCACGTCTAAGAAGGTGAAGGGTCCAGCCCTTCCAACTGCGAGCGGATCGAAGAATGAACCAGGACCCGCAACGCTTCCCGAATTGTAGCCATATTGACTTTGGACAAGTCCAAAATGTTACCAAATCTTAACCAAATTTAAGGCCTGGACGTATTTTACTTATAGGCCAAAGTGTGCCTATACTGGAGCCAGTGGGAATTCCCCGCATATTTTACGCTCGGAAGGGGCTTAGAATGTCAATTACACCAGTTCAACGCGCACCGATTTATTTACTAATCAAAGGCCGCTGCGTATCATGTTTGCAGTCTAGTGATTATCTTTGGGATGCTGAAGGCTTTGCTTTAAATAATGAGTCAAACTCTGATGGCTTCTGCAACTCATGCTGGAATTACTAAAGGGGCTAAGAATGGCCAAAACTAAGACGGGAAATAAGAAGGGCCTCGAGGCGTTTCACGTACTCCAGGCCTGGCGCGCTGATGGTGCGCCTGAATTCATAACCAGTTATGAAGCGTGGAATTTAACGGGCGGCCTGGTTGGGAATATGAACTCCGCGAGTGAACTGCGCCTAATAGACGCAGCCGTTAAGTACACCGTAAGAGGTGGCTCATTAAGGGACTATTACGCCTTGAAGGCGGGTGCATAATGGAATTAACTCCAGGACTTATTAAGGCTATTGCAGCACTGGAGCAGGCCCGCCAGTCTGAACCAGAGGACTATTCTATAGACTTAGACGGGGGCGAACTATGAACCGCGAAGGCTGGACCGTCACCGTCTTATTTATTGCCGCGTGTATCGTTGCGGCATTCACTGCAACGCACCACCAAGTACTAACCAACTGCCACCAGGTGCCAGAGGGGCGCTTGTGTGATTCAACCTGGGAAGGAAATAAATAATGAACGCAACACTTACTAAGAAGCAGGCCGCGCAAGTAGAACGCGACCAAGCACGCGAGACACTGCTAGAGCATTACCTGACAGAGAATAAGCACGTCTATACCATTCTCCGCCACGTCTCCAGTAGTGGAATGAGTCGGGACATAAGCCTAGTTATAGCAGACGGGGGCGAGTTAGTAGACGTTACTTACTACGCAGCGCAGGCCCTTGGAGATAAATTAACCGAGCGCAACGGCCATCGCGTAATTCGCGTGAACGGCTGCGGCATGGACATGGGATTTCACTTAGTTTACAACCTGGCCAGCGTCTTATTTCACGGCCAGGAGAGGGCGGGCTATCTGCTGAAGCAGTCCTGGTTATAAGTTAGGCAGCGCGGGGCAGTCCTTAGCGTGAGTGCAACTCTCACGCCGCGCACTGCGGCACCTTGCCGCGTTATACCTTGGAAGGGGTAAA